TCAGTTCCAGCAGCTTCAAAATTTGTTACAAACCAAAATATATCCCCAGTAAAAGAATCCGCAAAAACTCCTATAGCTTCAGCGTCTGTTAACCCTAAACTATTAGTGTATATTTTAGCGTTACCTTTAACATTTTGTACAGTGCCCACATCTGAATTTTCAGATTTAGAAATTGTTATATTCTGAGCATCTCTATATTGGCCAATAGGTATTAATCTATCGTCAAGGTCTTTATTCATTTTACCTTGAAGAAAATTGTTTTTTATTTCTGGCATGTATTATTATTTAATTACTTTAGATTTACCCCTCATTACTTGAGTAAGTTCCCCTAATTTTAAACTTGATAGTCTTAATTTAGCGTTTCGCATTGCTGCTCTTCTTTCTTTTCTAAATCTATTAATTATAAATTCAGGATAATTAGCTTTTGTACTTGCAATAGCATAATTAATATATTTATACATTGCGTCCTCAGCAAACTTATGTACTTGCATTTCATCATCTGTTCCTAAACCATCTGATATATATTTTAATGTAATTATTTCATTAGCAAGATCACTAGAAAAACTAATTTTTCCGTTAAACTCATCGAGAATAAATACACCGTTGTTTTGTGTAATTTCAGGATCTAAACCAAATCTACCGCCTTGTATATGTATTCTATCTAATTCATCATTTTTACTGTAGTTAGCGTCAGATCCAATATCATTTCCGGTTATTTTACTAATATCAAAATCTTTAAATCTTGTGTTAGTTACAGGTGTTCCTGTTAACAAATTTCCATTTGAATCAAATAAATATTTATAATCATCGTCCTGTAATACTGATTCCGACGGCCTTGACGTAAATCTAGCCGGATAAATAATATTTTCAACACCAGCCGTGTCAACATAAGATAACCTAACATAATGTACGTAATCTTGCGGCAAAGGCATTGAAAGATTAAGACCTAGTTGTATTTCTTGTATTTTTTCAATTCTAGCAATGTCATAGCTAAATTCTTGAATTCCTCTTTTAGCATGGAATAAAACGTCTGTTCTTTTAGCATTATTTATAAGTTTTCCATCTCCAACGTATGCAATAATATAGTTGTTTATTAAATCATTTAAAGATATATATCTATAACCACCAAATCTTTCTGCTTTACTAATTTCTTTTACTTTTATAATTAATCCTGTTTTAGGAGCGCCACTAGATTCTAATACGTTTGCATTATTTGCGTTACCTGTAAATGTTACTGTTGGCGAAGAATAATTATAATTAGCTGTATTTATTTCTTTGCCATCTACAAATATTTGTATTTTATTTTTTGCAGACGGTAAAGTTGGGAAAAAAGCTGTTGTTAACGTAAAAGCTGTAGTGCTTCCGTTACCGGTAAAACTTTGTGATTGGCTATAATAAGCCTGTTGCGTTACGTTTATTAGTCCCATTTATTATGAATTTTGTAATTGTATTGTTTTTGATTCCTCCCCGCTAGCAGCTTGAACAACTGTAGGATCAGATATAACTAATCCAGCATATTTTAATATACCTATTATTAATTCAACTCTATCTGATTCATGAAGTGTAAAATCAGTTGAACCTGAGCTATTATAAGTTAATGCGCCATTTGAGTCAGCTGAACTATTCCAAACTGGATCATTAGGTACTTTTATATATTCAATAGATATACTTCCCGTTAAAGAAGGATTAGTTATAATCTCTGTGTCTGTTTGATAATATATAGGAAATGATGTTGTTGGTTTTGTTAAAGGTGAAGATAATAAGTATGATAAACTTTTTTTATCAACTTTTTCTAATTGAATAGTTTTATTAGTTATACTAATATTTATTGTTTTATACAAATCAGTTGGTACGGCAACTTTACCATTAGATAAAGTTAAATCATTAGCTTTATAAAATACGTCTATTTTTTGTTCAATTTTTTCAGGTATATTACCATAATCTTCTACAAATCTTCCAGCATTTTGTTTTATAACTGCACGATTATAATCATGAAAATTTCTGTCTAGTATATCAAGTTGCACTTGAGCACCTATTCTTTTAAATTCATCTGGTGTTAAAAATCCTCTAGACTCTTTATTTAATATTGATAATACTGTCTGATATACTGTATTTACATTAATTGCCATAATATTTTTTTATATAATGATTAAGCCGCATATAGCGGCTCAACCACTATAATTTAACTATTTTAGTCTT